GACGCGGCATTCCGCGCGCTACGGTTCGACGCCGCAGATATGTTCCGCACCGATACGGCAATCACCGCGGCGCTGGCGGCTGGCGGCAATTATCAGATGGGCGCGTTCCAACACGCCACCCGTCGCGCGCCAATTGCCAGTCGCGTTGTGCAGTCATTCGGGGGCCGGAATGAGCGGGCCGAACGTATCGCGCGGGATCTTGGGTCGCGGCTGGTGACTGAGGTGCTGGACGATACGCGGGTTCTCATCGCCCAGACGATCCGCGGCGGGCTGGAGGCAGGCGCGGGGCCGCTGCGCACCGCGCTGGACATTGGCGGGCGCATGACCAACGGCACGCGGCAAGGCGGTCTGGTGGGGCTGCACAGCACGCAGGCAGGCTATGTGCAGAATATGCGTGGTGAACTGTCGGATCCGACCCTGATGTCAAACTACTTCACGCGCACGCGGCGCGACAAACGCTTTGACGGGATCGTGCGCCGGGCTATGGCTGACGGCAGACCTGTGGCACAGGTAGACATTGACCGCATGGCCGGTCGCTATTCGGATCGGCTGCTGGCGTTGCGCGGCGAAACAATCGCACGCACTGAAACGCTCAAGGCGTTGAACGCCGGGCGGCAAGAGGCGCTGGACCAGTTGATCGAAAACCCGAACAATGATGTTCAGGCGCAGGACGTGGTTCGGGCTTGGGATAGCACGGGCGACGGCAAAACCCGCGAGACGCACGCAGCGGCAGACGGACAGGTGGTTGCGTATGGCGAGGCGTTCAATGTTGGCGGTGCGCTACTTATGTTTCCCGGCGATTCAAGCATGGGCGCACCACCTAGCGAAACCATTCTTTGCCGATGCTACCAAGATTTGAGAATTGATTTCTTTGCGAGGTTGACCTGATGGTCCGTTATACTTTTGCCCAGCTTGATCAGTGGGTCCGCAAGACCGAACGCCGGATCGACGCTGTGCTGAAAGACGCCACGCAATCCGTCATCGCCGTGGCACAGGTTCCCCGTGATAAAGGCGGGCGGATGCCGGTTATCACAGGCAACTTGCGCAACAGCCTGCAATCGTCAATCGCGGGCGGTGCGTCGGGTGAAGGTGAAGAATCCTACATCATGGTCGCTGGCAACATGAAGGGCGGCGATCTGGCAACCTTCACCTGGACCGCTGAATACGCTGCGGCGGTAAACAATGGCCGCAATGGCCGTCCCGGCGCACACTTTGTCGAGGGTGCCGTCGATCAATGGCCCGCGATTGTGCGGGCATCTATTGCAAAAGCAAAGGCGCGGGTCGGATGAACCACAAGGAAATCAAAGTTGCCCTGCGCACGCGCCTGGCCGCCACGCCGTCCGCCCCGTCGATTGTATGGGGTGAAAATGCGCCGGGTGTTTATGACACGCCGTCGCTGCAATACGTCACGCCTGAGCCACCGTATTGGTTGGCGTATTTTACCACTACCCCGCCTGAGCGTTTCGGGCTGTCAAAGTCAAGCCGGATGGTCGTTCGGCTGTTTGTGGCGGTCTTTGTGCAAGAGGGCACGTTCGAGGATGAAGCCGACGACCAGGCGCAACGCATCATTGACCAATTCCCCATTGACCTGATACTATCCGCCGGAGACGGTCAAATTCAGGTGACAGATATGGGCGACCCACAGCCGGGCGCAATCGACGGCGCATACTTTCGCAAGAACGTGTCGATCCGTTGCAGCGCAATCTTTCAAAGGAATCCGTAGCCATGAAAACCAAACCGATCACAGGCGCTCGCATCGTTACAATGCCCACGCCAACCGGCACAACCCCTGCCATGATCTACAACGGCAAAACGCCAAAGATTGGCGACGTGTTGCAATTTGCAATGCCTAACGGTGTCACCTATTCCGGCACGGTGGCAGACGCCACTGAGGCTGACGGCGAAGTTCTGGTCGAGTTTACATCGGGTCTTGTCCCAGTCCTGTAATAGGCATCCCGCCTATCCACCCCATGAAAGGAAAATATCATGGCACTTACTGAAGGCATCGGCGGGTTTTTGTCCGTCTCGGCAGCTACCCCAGCAACCTTTGACGCAGCCGGATACGTCGCGCTGACGTGGACCGAAGTGGGTGAAGCATCCGAAGTTCCAGAATTTGGCGCGGCCTATTCTGCGGTCACGTTTACCCCGCTCAAGACCGGCATTGTGAACAAGTTCCACGGCGAGTTGAATTACGGTTCAATCACTATTCCGCTCGGCTATGATTCCGCCGACGCTGGCCAGATCATCCTGCTTGCCGCGCTGGCATCCAAGAATGAAATCAGCTTCCGCGAAACCCGCAGCGACGGCACAATCCGCTACATCATGGGCAAGGTCATGTCCTTCCCGCGCGGTCAGTCGGTCGGGTCCGTCAACATGGCAAGCTGCAACATCGAGTTCACGCGCGCCGACGTTGAGGTCGCCGCGCCGTAATCCTGCACCTCCCCGCAGGCTAGGGGGGTGCGACGTGGTTGACCGCATCCCCCGACTTTTAACCACAACCAACAGGATATAAACCATGGATTGTTTCGACTCAGTATCAGCGGCAGAGGCCGGCGCCTGGCTGCACTTGACCAACCTGCGCACAGACGCGCCGGCATACGTCACAGGCAAGGACGGCACGCCCGATCTGACCAAGCCTATGCGCATCAATTTGATTGGCATGGACGCGCCAGCGGCAAAGGCCAAGGCACGCAAGCGTACAACCAGCATCCTGAAGCGGCGCGGCGGCAAGATGGACTTCGCCAAAATGACCGAGGCGCAACTTGGTGCGCTGATCGACGAAGGGCAAGATGGTATCATTCAAACAGCCGTCGACCAGACAATCGGGTGGGAAAACCTGAGCCTTGACGGTAAGCCGGTGGGGTTTTCGGAAGACGCGGCGTTCGCCATTTACCGGAAATATCCGTCGATCCTTGACGAAGTGACTGAGTTCTTGAAGGACCGGGCCAATTTTTTCGCACAAGCCTAGAGGCGCTTTGTCTCTGGGCGCGACAACACGCTTGGTTATGCGCACAGCCAAAGGACATAAAGCAGACGCGGTGGAGTTTTTTGGAGCGGGCAAATGAAGAACCGGACTTTCCTGAACTCCCATTTCGTTCTTATCTTGCGGAATGGCTGATGGATGTCGGGCCGGTCATGCAAGGCGGGACGGGGCCGGTGGCCCTGTCCCATTTAGAAATTCAGGCATGGGCCGCGAATGTGGGGCTGAGGTTTGAAGGCGACGAAGCGCAATGGCTACAAAAAATGAGCGGGGTTTACGCCAGTGAATTGTTTGAGTCGAATGGCAAAAACACGCCGCAGCCGTTTAGGGGGTAGTCTGCATGGATGACATGGCATCGGTCGGGCTGAAGGTTGACAGCCGGGACGTGCGGACAGCCAGCGGTGATCTTGACAGGTTTGCCGGGGCAGGTGACCGGGCTGGTGGATCCGCAGGCCGTGCGCAAGGTGCGTTTGCGGGTATGGGTAAGGGCTTGGCCGTTGCGGCTGCAAGCGCACTGGCCGCCGTGGTCAGCATCGCCGCGCTGAGTTCGCAGCTTAACCGCTTCATCGACGCCACGGTGACGAATGAGAAAGCACAGGCGCAGCTTGGCGCGGCCATTGCGTCAACTGGCGGGGCGGCGGGTAAGAGCGTGGCCGACCTGAATAGGCACGCGGCGGCGCTTCAAAAGGTCACAAATTTTGGCGATGAAACCATCAACGCCATGCAGGGTCTGCTACTGACGTTCACGCAGATTAAGGGCGACCAGTTTGACGCGGCAACCAAAGCCACGCTGGACTTGGCAACGGCGATGGGCACTGACCTGAACTCGGCGGCGCTGCAAGTCGGCAAGGCGTTGAACGATCCTGTTTTGGGCATGACGGCGCTGGCCCGGTCAGGCATCCAGTTCACCGAGGCGCAGAAAGAAATGGTCAAAGGCATGGTGGATGCCAACGATACAATCGGCGCGCAGACAATCATCCTGGCGGAGTTGGAGCGGCAGTTCGGCGGATCGGCAGAGGCTGCGCGCAACACGCTGGGTGGCGCGCTGGCATCCCTGCGCAACGCCTTTGGTGACTTGTTTGAGTTGTCCGGGCCGGGGTCTGAAAACCTGCGCGCATCCATTGAGCGACTGACGACGGCTGTGGCCAATCCGGCATTTTTCGCGGCGGTGCAGTCTATCGGCACGGCGCTGTTTGCGGCGGCTGAGATGGGCATAAACGCGCTGACCATGCTGTTGCCCGTGATCACGGCCGTGGTTGAAAACATTGATGTCATTGCATACAGCGCTGGCATTGCTGCTGCGGTATTTGTGGGGCCTTACGTTGTGGCGATGGGCGCGGCGGTGATTGCCACCTTTTCTCTGACTGCCGCATTGGCGCTTCTCAAGACCGCGCTCATAACAACGGGCATCGGCGCGTTGATTGTCGGGGCAGGGTATCTGGTCGCAATGTTTGGGCGGCTGGTCAGTGCGGTCGGAGGTGCGGGTGTCGCGTTCAATCTTCTTGGTAACGTTGCGACCGAAGTGTTCGGGCGCGTGTCTTCCGCGTTCGGGCTTGTGCCGCTGGCAGTGCAGGCCGGATCTGCGTCAATGTCATCGTTTTTCTTGGATGCTCTGCGATCCATGCTTCAAGGGTTCCAAGACCTCACATGGTCGGTCGCGCAAGGGTTGAATGGTCTGTTCGGGACAAATCTATCCGGTGCTAGGATCGGCGCAATTTCAGACGGCCCCTTAGGTGGCGCGCCCATGGATGTAGCAGTCCGAGAAGCAGAGTTCGCAGCTACAAGGGCGTCCCGCGCGATGGAAACGCTCGGCAGTAGCCTAACTGCACCGCTTGCAAGCGTAGGGGCGCTGCGTGATGCGATGGCAGGAACATCTGCCGAGACTGATGACGCTGCTGCCGCTGCCGCTGCCATGAGCAAGACGTTAGAAGACATCGGCGGCGACGGCACAACCGGATCGGGCAGTGGATCGGCAGGCAAGGCAGCGGCTGCAATCGAGGAAGCCACCACGTTTGCGGGCGGGTTTGCTGAGGCGATGGCAGACGGCACGAAATCTGCCGTTGAAATGGGGCGTGAGTTGGGCGGGGTGCTGCTGAGCGGGATCGGCAGCGTGTCAGACGCTTTCGGCGAGTTTGTCATGCGCGGTTTCAGCGACTTCAAGGGTTTCGTGCGGTCGGTTCTGGACAGCTTCAAAAGCATGCTGGCGCAGATGATCAGCATGGCGGTGCGCAACCGCATCATGATCGGGCTTGGGTTCTCTGGCGGCGGTGCAGGCGCTGGCGGGGTTGCTGCACAGGCGATTGGCGGCGCAGGTGGCGGCGGGGGCGGCTTGCTGGGCGGCCTTGTGGGCGGCTTTGGTACGGGCGGCGGCATTGCCGGACTTGCGAACGGTGCAGGCTTCCTTGGCGGCGTGGGCAACGTGTTAGGCGGTCTGGCATCTGGTGGGCTTGCTGGCGGGTTTGGTGCTATTGGAACAGCACTGGGAGGCGCTACGGCCAGCCTTGGCGGGTTTGCAATGGCTGCGGGTGCTGTTGCCCTACCACTGCTTGCCATCGTTGGCGTGTTCAGCTTCTTCAAAAAGAAAACCAAAGAACTCGACGCGGGCTTGAAAGTCACTGTCAACGGCATGGACAGCTTGGTGCAGACTTTCCGCACCATTGAAACAAAGCGGTTCTGGGGCCTGTCAAAAAGGGTGCGCACCAGCATCACCGCAGCAAGTAAGGAAACAAGCGACGCGTTTACGAATGTTGTTGGAGGTCTACAAGCCAGCGTTCTGGCCTCCGCAGATGCGCTCGGTATCGCAGGAAGCACATTTGACAACTTCGCCCACACTCTGAGCGTCTCCACAAAGGGCTTGTCGG